ATAGGTGAACACTCTGATGTAACTGAAGCAGTAATTGAAGAACTTAATAAATTAGCCGCTGCTGATGATAGATTAGAGATGTTGAACAAATATTTCTCTGGATGAATATTTCAAAAGCAATTGAGAACTATATTCTATCCTATTTAAGTAAACCTAATTCAAGGTTTTACAATAACTCCCAGCCGTGTCCTTTTGCAAAAAAGTCGCTATTAGAAAACAAAGTAAAAATAATACAAGTTAGTGATATAAGGAATTTTTGGGGCACGGTTGTAAATGAATGTGAAAAATTTACAGGTGAAAAAGAAGTAATAATAATTGCCTGTAATAATTCTTCAATTACATTACAAGAATTAATAGGAGGGTGTGATGCATTAAATCAAATGTTTTCAGTACAATCAAAAGATTTATGGTTACTATCATCCGAAAACTTTGCAAATTCTATGGTATTAGTGCAAAAATTAAGCAAATTAGATGATGCAAGTAAACAACTAGAACAAAAAGATTATTATAAACTATATCCAAAACAATCTTTTGAAAAACATGTAATTGAAAGAAGAAAAATAAGACAGAATTTAACATAAATGGTTGACAAAAACCTAAATAAACAGTATAATAAACATAATAGACATCCTCGTCTATAACTCGGAGTATGAAAAATGAGCAAAGTAAATGAAATAAAACAAAAATTAGAAGAGGCAGGTATTAGGTACTGGGCTAATGACAATATTAGCGAAGTATTACAAAAAGGCGATAAAGAGGCACTTATAGAAGAAGCAATTCCGGCATTTGAAAATGTATTACAGACATTATTAATTGATACAAAAACAGATCCTAATAGTCAAGATACTGCACGTAGAATGGCTAAGATGTACATCAATGAGATTATGTCAGGCAGATACGATCCTATGCCTAACCCAAGTAGCTTTCCTAACTATATTGAAAATGGTTATGAAGGTATGTTGGTTGTGCGAAGTGAACTGACTAGTTTATGTTCGCATCATCACCAGACTGTTAAAGGTGTAGCATACATTGGTATCATTGCTGGTCCCAAATTATTAGGCCTAAGCAAATACTCACGTATTGCACAATGGTGTGCTATGCGAGGAACACTACAAGAAGAACTAAATGTAATGATTGCAAATGCAATACAAAAAGAAACAGGAAGTGAACATGTAGGTGTTTATGTGCAAGCAACACACGGTTGTTGTGAAAACAGAGGTATTAGAGCAAAAAGTAGTTTAACACAAACGACTGTATTGCGTGGTGCTTTCAAAGAAGATCCTGCAACTAAAAAAGAGTTTATTGATAATGTAAAATTACAACAAGAATTTGCTTGCGGGAATTAAAATGAAACTAAGATATTCAGAAGCATTTTATTCTGTACAAGGCGAAGGTAGATTTGTAGGAGTACCAAGTGTATTCCTACGTACCTTCGGTTGCAACTTTCGTTGTATGAACTTTGGTACAGACGAAAAAAGAGATAGATGGGAACAACACAAAGCAGGAAAAAAACATAATGACGAGGTAATGGCGTTGATCGATGCAGGTGTTCATAAGAATACAAAAGAATTCAATGATTTGCCTATTATACACACAGGTTGTGATACTTATGCAAGTATATATCCTGAATTTAAGCATTTTAATATGCTTAAAGAAGTAGATGAAGTTGTCGAACATTTACTTTCATTGTTGCCAGAAGGAAAATGGACAATGGACAATGGTCAAGACATACACTTGATCATGACAGGTGGAGAACCTTTATTAGCGTGGCAGAGGCTCTACATCGAGTTATTCGAACATCCACGCATGAAGGACTTAAAAAATGTTACATTTGAAACAAACACTACACAAACATTACATGAAGATTTCTTCAACTATCTTAACAAGCATGAAAGAATTGCAGTCACGTGGTCATGTTCCCCAAAACTTTCAGTTTCAGGAGAACCTTGGGACACTGCTATTAAACCTGATGTCGCTAGTCAGTATAGCCGTGTTAACGGTAGTGACATTTATCTCAAGTTTGTTGTCGCTACTAATGATGATTTTGACGAAGTTACTAGAGCTGTTAAGGAATATAGAAATGCCGGAGTTGAATGTCCGGTCTATCTTATGCCGCTTGGTGGACGTTCAGAAGAGTATAACCTCAATGTTAAAGAAGTTGCCGAAGCATGTATGGAAAGGGGCTGGCGATTCACACCAAGGCTCCACATCAGCTTATTCGGGAATGCCTGGGGAACCTAGATATGATAACGAATATAAAAATGAACAACATAAAACAGCAATGAAGGCAGAAATAGACAGAGAAAATCTTGATCAAGAATTGAGAAAGAAAGGACTAATATGAATTGGGATAAACTTAAAAAGGCACTAGGTGTACAACCTAAAATTATAGAAGATAAGAAAGAAAAATCTTCAGAAGATAAAAGAAGAGATATATTACAACAAGAGAAAGACGAAGCAACAAAAGCTGGAAAACCTTGGGTAGGTGTGTTAGACACACAAGTAAATCCGGATAATATTCGTAACGGTTTTTTTGAATTAGATTGGAATAACGAGTTCATCGAACAATTACTTGATGCTGGTTATTCAGGAGAAACAAACGAAGAAATAGTAAATGCTTGGTTTAGAACTATTGCAGTTCAGATTTTGGAGGAAGAAGGACTTGACACAAGCCGTGAAATAGGTTATATTAATGTAAAGCCTATAGATAAAGACAAGTCAGAGGTAAGTTAATGAAGTTTTTTGCAATAATATTTCTAGCTACAGTTAGTTATATCAGCGAGCCAAATAAGACAGAAAACTTATATAGTTATCAATTGCAATTTGAATCTTATGATCGGTGTGTTATGTTTTTCAACCAATATAATGCACAACTACTAAACGGATTGTTAGATCATAGCAAAAGCAAATTTGGAGAAGTACAAATAGATTATCTATCTTGTGCTGAAGTAGAAATTACAACTGACTTAGACACACCTAAGGTAATCGGACAAAGACCACTTTATGAGAGGCACTAATGGCAAATTATATACTTGTTGATACTGCTAATACTTTTTTCCGTGCAAGACATGTTATAAGAGGAGATCTTACAACAAAGATTGGCATGGCATTGCACATATCTCTAAATAGCATTAAAAAGGCATGGGCAGACTTTGATGGCGATCATGTTGTATTCTGTTTAGAAGGACGTAGTTGGCGTAAAGACTTTTACGAACCTTATAAAAGAAATCGTAGTGAAGCTCGTTCTGCTCTTACTGAAGCACAACAAGAAGAAGAAAAAGTATTTTGGGAAACTTTTGATTTATTTAAAGACTTTGTTACAGATAAAACTAACTGTAGTGTATTACATAATCCTGTGCTTGAAGCTGATGATTTGATTGCAGGTTGGATACAAGCACATCCTGATGACAATCATGTAATAATAAGCACAGATGGCGATTTTGCACAACTTATTGCACCTAATGTTAAACAATATAATGGTGTTAGTAATACTATAATTACACATGAAGGTTATTATGATGATAAGAAGAAAAAGCCCTTAATAGATAAAAAGACAGGGGAACCTAAATCTGCACCTAATCCAGAATTTATGTTGTTTGAAAAATGTATGCGAGGAGATACAAGTGATAACGTATTCAGTGCATACCCAGGTGTAAGAACAAAAGGAACAAAAAACAAAGTAGGCTTACAAGAGGCATTTGAAGATAAAAATAATAAAGGCTACAACTGGAATAACTTGATGCTTCAACGTTGGATTGACCATAACGGTGTTGAACATAGAGTTCTTGATGATTATACACGCAATGTAATACTTTGTGACTTAACTGCTCAACCAGATAACATTAAACATATTATACAGGATGTTGTAGAAGATGCTATAGAAAATCCTAAGGCAATTTCACAAGTAGGTATGAAACTTATGAAATTTTGTGCAAAATGGGATTTACAAAGAGTAAGTGAACAGGCACAATTATATGCAGAGCCATTAAACGGAAGATACAAATGAAAATTTTTTTAGTTGCACTAATGAATTTAATATCTGTTGAAGGACAACAACACATTTTTATATTTACGAACCCTACATTTACAACAGTAGAAGAATGTAAAAGCTGGGGTAAAACCAACACAAATCTTATTGCACAACGATTATATTATGAATACGGTCCAAACTCAGGACCGCCACAGATGCTATCTTGTGTGAATCAAAATGTTGTAATGCAAATACAAGATTTACAAAAAGGAAGGACGGAAACTTAATGGGAGTAAAAGCAAAAGAAATAATTGATGGAAAATTTTGGATACTAGAAGATAACGGAGAAAAAGTTGCTACTTTATCTTTATCAGATGAAAAATATCTTTTAAGTGATTCAAAAGGCACACGATTTTTTGATAAAGAAGATGAAATATCTAGTGATATTGGAAAGCCAATTGAATGGAACAAGTTAGAAATTACAGTAATTGATACTAAAGAAGTACATGGATATCCAACCAGTAACATTCCATATAACACACTTTATGATGTAAAAAACAAATTGCCATTATTTACAAAAAGTTATAAGTCTAAAAGTTTATATTGTGCAGGTTACTACATAATACGTTTTGATAAAGGTTGGGTCAAGAGCTTTTGTCCTAAACTAATGACCCTTGAAAGATATGATTACAAAGGCCCATTCAAACAAAAAATAGAAATGCGGGAAGCACTAGGCAAAGCAAATGCAAAAAGAACCAATTAATACATCTGCAATAGAACAGTTTATCAAACAAGTAAAAGCGGCAGAAGCAAGTAGAACAAACGAAGTTCGAATGGATATTACTGCCGCTAAAAATCTTTCCTATACTTTAGGTATAGTAATGAGTAGATATGCTGGTAATTTAGAAGAACTATTACAAAAAAGTCCATCAGAAGAACAAGTGATACAAGTTCAAATGGACGGCGGTAAAGACTGGTAAAAAGAGATAAATATATACGTATATAATAAAGGATACGTATATGAGTAGACCAAAGCCTAACATATTATTAGAGTATGTTGATAAAAAAACATACAGAGCAGAACAAATTTTAGATGCAGAAGCTATATGGGCAGTCTTCTATAAAGGCAAACCTTTTAATTTAAAAAGTTTAAACTCTATAACTAATTACCCTGGGCCAAAATATAAGAAAGTATCATTTTCCAATCCAGGTCATGCATATAATCTTGCTGAAAAGTTAAACGATATGTTCGATACAAAAGACTTCAAAGTAATGAAACTCACTACTGGTGAAGAAGTCAAAGAATGACTTCCAAAGAAGTATACACAAAAATTTTTCTCAAACAAGCAAATTTGGCAATAACTGAAGCAACTTTGAAAGAGTATATGCCTTTATGGTGGCAAAACACTCGCGATAAAAAAGAAGGTGGATTACGTCTTACATCAGCAGGTTTTGACTTTTTGATTGAACAGTTAGACTTAAGATTTTATGAAGTGCCGTATCCAAAAGATAAACCAATTACAACTCAAACTATTATATTCCTTGACAAGTTCATTACTTGTCCGTATTTCTTATCTAAATCAAGTATATTTGTAACGAACGAAAAGAAGTCATTAGAACTACATCTATTTGCCGGCGACCTTAGAAAATATGGACTTGTAAAAGCAATGAAAAGACAATCCTAAACTTTTTGGTAACATTCAGGTTGACTTTATATCTAGTGATGCTATAC